CTACTAACCTACCGGATTTACGATAAGGGTGATTTGTTGTGCCACCTGTGTTTAATTTGGCTTGACGCTCTACAATTAGACCGACCTTTTCTAGCCCTTTTTGTAGGGAATCAAGTATCTCGGATTCCCTTTCCTTGCGATATGAGCGAATAGTAACATCTGCCATTATAATTCTCTAATCAGGGATTAACGGAAGTATGGAACACCGACATCGGGGATGCAAAGCTGGCCTCGGCCCTTCATTTATAGGATAGATATTACCATTTAACACCGCACATTCAGGGCAACTATCAGGTGCGCTATACCATTCTATTTTATCTACACCTTCTTTTTGATAGCGGTCGTTTGCCCCCCTATTGGATGCCGTGATAACTTCAGTCCGGCTCACCATCTCCGCTCTAACCTTAGCGTTCTCAGTAAAATACCCCTCAATTCTCTTGGTAAGTTGCTGGATAGATTCACCAGCTTCAAACCCCAAAGCTAACTCATTCCTCAGTGCCTCTAGTGTAGTCTTATTGATAGACTTGGCTAGAGTTAGAGAACGGAGTTTAATCCAATCTAAGGCGTATGAATCTAACTGTTTTACTGCCATTTATAATCCTTTAGGTAGTAGTATAAAAAGTGGTTGTAGTGGCATCCCCTATAGTTGTAGTTGTATAATAAGGGTAATAAGGATACGGATAATAAGGCACGTAAGGAATATACGGGATATAAGGTTCTACTGGTTCATAATAACTTCTCTTAGGATTATATTTACAAGATTCACATTTCTTATCTTCATCAGAACATCTACCCTTAAAAGGACAATCAGTATAAATGTGATAAGTAATTGTTGCGTTTGCGGAATCAGCCATTGTTCATGCTCCTAAAAATATTTCCTTAAAATTCCCCTTTAGGGTATTGACAAATTAATAAAAGTGGTTTATAATTAGAGCATGAAATTAGTTTATGGAATCTCACGCTGGACTAATCCTTCAAGGGCAAGTGCTCGCCACATTGATAGGGATGATGGTAAGCCTTTATGTAATGATAAGCGTAAATGCACATGGGAAACTGAAAGCGGTGAACCTACTTGTCTAAAGTGCATATCAATTTACAATAAACTTAAGTTCGGGGGGCTTTATGAGAATAGCTAAAGTATATAGTGACTTTTGCCCTTTGTGTGTAGCCGTTTTGCTGGTAATTCCCCCGATGAAGTATATGCTCAAATTATTAAACATATAGAAGATAAAACTTGTGAAAATAATTTTAAACCACTAGAAGAAGCATTGGCAGATACAGGGCAAGATTTACTTGACAAAACTTGACGTAAGCTTACAGAATCTTACACATTTTGCAACGCATTGCAATATGTTAAGGAGTAGAGAAGATGGAGATAGATTTTGATAAAATTCAGAATATTCTTAAATTACTTTCGTGGCATATAATAAGCGAATCTGAAGCTACAAATTTAATTAATCAATATCGTGAATCTTTAGGATTGCCACCATTGAAATACGATTTTTCTCTCTTGCCCCTTATGAAATTTGATTAAACCGCACTCTCAAAAGCGTCATGATACACAAGTTCTATCGCAGGCTCAAATTTACGGGCAGTCTGGTCATCATCTAAGGGTGGTAGTTGTCCAGTTCTTTCAATCTCTGCTATTACCAAATCTTTCTGCTCGTTAAAGACATTCTCAAATACTTTCTTAAAGACTTCCTCTTGTCTCTCGGTTTTCTTGGCATAGGCTTCCCAGTGGAGACGTTTCTGGTCAGGGGTTAAGCCTTTTGTTATATTCTTAGCGTCATTGTTCTCATCAGGTGGAATGTTTGGCGTGTTCATTGTACCTTTAATCGGTGTAGGTATTAAATTAAGAGGCACTAACAGAACATCACCATTAGGGATAGAGTCTAATCCTTGTGTTTTACGAGCTTCATTTACTGTTAGATAACCTGCCCTCATACCAGATTCAGCAGCAGCTACTTTTTGTTCGGTTGTCTCTGGGACTACTTCTTTGAAGCCTATTTCGAGATTCTCTGAACGTCTGAATTTGGGTATTAACTGTTCTTGAATCTTGGCTTTCTTCCAGTCTAATCTAGGCTTGACTATCCACCGAGCAAAGGTATAATCACCAGCTTCGCTATTCCCTTGAATTGATACAAAACCATTACGCCTCGTTATCAGTAAATGGCTAGGCACTTCAAAGCAACTTACCTTACCACTGTATTGCTCAATAGTTATGCCACCATTAGACTTCTGGACTTCAACCTCTTGGCGTTCCGAGAAATGGACATAATACATTAACTGTTTGTTAGGTCGCTTGTCTTGATGTGGCTTGCAACTAACACGATAGCCAAGTTTTAAGGCAATCTCCATAACATCATCGGCTAATTGCTTTGAGGTTGTAGCATAATAACCACTTGTGCGATTGCCTCGTTTATCCCAAGAACCATCACCAAGCATTAAAGCATCAAATAGAATTAAGAGTAAGCTAGAATCAAGTGCCTTAATCTCTTGTGGTATTCGCTTATCTTGACAATAAGCCCCGATAGTATTTAGCAGATATTGATGTATCTCTTTACCATAAACATTCCAGCGATAATAACCATCAAAGTTTTCTGTATATTCAAAGGGTAAACAGTCAAGGCAAAAGCGAATTTTATCAGCCTTATCTTTATCCTTTTGAGCTAGGGTAAACATATAATGATGACCATTACGAGCCTTAACAGATAAGCCGCCCTCGGAGATAAAATACCCTAAAAATTCAAGCCATGTCTTTATGTCTATTTGCTCAAAGGGAATATCTAGATAGACACCACCTTGCCAATTACAACTAGCCTTAAACTTCAGCCGTTTACAAGTAATATCTTTAGCTTGGCTTTTCTTATATTCACCTTCAGGATAGCGATAGTAGATATTATGATTAGGAGTTACCATTAAATCAGTAACACCAGCAGTATAATGATACATCTCGCCATTATAGTCATATTGATAGCGGTTTAATGGCGTTTCAAACTTCAGATAGCCGTTATCATAAGAGGCAATTTTATCATCATCAGTTACTTGCTCATAGGACTTCCAGCCATTATCAGTTAAGTATTCAGTCTGCGAATCATAGCAATTAGCCTTATTTACATTTTCGCTAATCCCCATGACGCTTAACGGCATCCCCCATACACCCAAGATTACATCCCTATTTTTCTGTTTCAGATTAGGGAAGTCCATATCCTTAATAGTGTTTTGAATCTGGACATACTTCGCCCCACCTTCCAGGAGTGCTACTTGATGAGCTTTGGATGTTCCTTTATACTGAGCCGACCACTGCTTTTTAAGTTTATCAAACTGCTCATCTGATAGATTGTAGTCATAAGATATAACCCCATCCGGTCTAGCCGAGTTATAGAAGAACTGATTAACCCACTTGTCAGCGTTCTGCTCAGCGTCCAGGTTAATACCGATAGCTTTTGCCGGTGCTAATCCTCTATACTGATTAAGAGGGTTCGGATACTTGAAGTGTATAATCTCGTTTACATCAAACGGAACTGCTTCTGCACCTGTGCCATAAACATACCCTTTAACAAAGGGGAAAGTCTTAGCAGGTACTACCGACATATTCTGTGGATATGGTAAGATAATCTCAGCGGGCTCGCCTAATGCATTAAAGTTCAAAGCCCAGAACGATTCACCAACTAACTCATTGTAAATCGTATCTAAGGCGATAAATTCATTGGAAGTCTGGAACGGATTGACCTGTTTTAATAGAGTAAGGACAGGGTGTTTGAATATCTGTTTGGGCTTATCCTGATTAGCTACATCAAATAAAGTCCACTCAACTTCTGAGCATCCTAGAGCTATCCGAAAGACGACAGCGTGTAACCATCCTATACTAGAATACGCAGACAAAAACCCCTCAGTATTCATACTGGGAGGTGTAATACCGCTATAATAGAAGTTGCGGTTAGGTATAGGGGCTTTAGTCTTAAAAAGTTTATCTAAAATGGACAATACTTCACCCCTCAATTATTTTGTTGTGAAAGATAGCGCAATGCGTTG